CCCATTTAGGACCCCCTCGCGGGGGTGGCTAGTTTAACGTGGTTGCCTGGGCCACGGCGTCATCTTGACTGCAAGTCACCTCCCTAGAGGTCTCACCCGCTCCCCCGTGCGTCTAGGCACGCAGGGATCAAGCGCGTTTACAACATCACACCTACTGTCGCAGCCAGGGCACCTGCCTCGGCCACGTCTTCGGTGAGCTCCTCCACTCCATGTCCAGCAGAGGACATGGCCCGGATCACGCTGTTCCATGTGGAATCAGACGTGACCTCGTGGTGCGTGTGAGAGGAGGTGGCTGGATTGCCGGGGTCGAACCTGACCCGCCACTCCATGGTGATCATGAAGTCGATGTCGGCAGCTGGATTGTTCTCCTGCATGAACACGATCGGCGATAGCGCAGCCGACCTGGAGACAGAGCCGCTGTTCCACGTGAACGCGGTGCCTGCAGTGTCGTTGACTTTGGCGAAATCTGCGTACTCCGACATGTCAAGAGGATAGGCATTCGCTTTGACACCTCGTAGTGCCAGCTTGCCCCCCGCCAGAATGCGGGGTGAATAATATGAAATGACACGCGCCTTAATCTCGTTCCACGTCACCGTTGCCGGCGAGTTCTGGAGATTAAGCTGCTGATTGACACGTGTCATGGCGAACAGTCCGCTTGCAGCTTGTAAGGCTGCTGGGTTTACCACCTGCACGGTGAGGGACGCGGGCACGACTTCTGCGGCCTCGCCCAACTCCGAAATAGGCATGAGGATGGGCAGCGTGTTGTTTGCTGCGGTAACATCTGCTGCGGCGTTGACATCTTCAATCCCGCACCAGTTGTTCCATCCCGTGCTGGTACCTCGCGTCATGAAAGGCGCGAACATCACGAAAGACGCGGATGTCCTATGCAACCGCGTCGTCCGAATGACGGTGTACGGGCCAACCGCCCTAGGCAACCCAAGCGTCCGAGGGATGCGAGCATCCAACGCCTTAATACTTTGCGCCAACCCGTTATTGGCTCGCGACGTACCGAAGTTCCTTCGGGGAGCTGCAACTGTAGACTGGGCGAGCACCCGGCTCGCGTTGTGTCGCATCCCTCCCCTGGCTTTCTTCTTAACATCGCGCTTCACTCTGTTGATGTCGCGCAAGATCCGTGTTCTCTTCTGCGGCTTTGCCATAATGTACGGCAGGTAAGCTACTGAGGATAAGGCGGATGGTGATTAGCATGCAAATAGTAGCGATAGTAACTCAAGGGGTGTCCCTTGGACCGAATTAAACTGCTCCCGACTGGAGCGCGATGAGGTTGCAAGTCTCGTGCACCTAAGCAACAATGATCACGTCATGGGCATAGCGGTTTGGCTCCTCCTAATCCCGTCGCTCATCATCATTGACAGCACACGCCATGGGAACGCCCATGCACGGTTCCGTAGCATTCACGTGGACCCCTACCCAACTGCAAGCCATTACTAGCAGGCAACCAGGGTTGACCGACGACGGCCAATGTGGATGGACACCCACCTTACGTGTGGCGTGCCGGGGGTCTCTTGTAGGAGTTTCAAGCGCTGGCCATGCGCGAGTGGGGACTAATTCCACTCCTCCACTGGCCTTCACCTCAGCAGTGTCCCGTTCACTGCACCAGGCTTCCACCTTCCGAGCATCGCTCTCGGCTAGGCAAAAGAATAAGGCTGACACCGCCGTCATGGGACTTGCCCAACGCTACGACAACACATCATCCACCACTTGATGTGCACACCGGGATCCGGACAGGTAAAACGGATTGGAATGTGTATGTCATCTCACGCCTACCCGTTATCTTGGCAGACGCTCCCCTCCCCTCCTACCGACGGTTGCCCGACGGTTGGCGAGTTTACTATCTGTTAATTAAACTTCATTCATTAATCACCTCACGTGCGCCAGCTGAGCGGCACCGATTCACGGTATGCCTGCCACTCATGGCATGTTGCCAGCGTCCATGGGTAAAGGACAAAGCGGTCCAACTCCGCTGGGTCCACCTCCCATCCCATACGTTTGAGGAGTGCCAACTCCTGCGTGGGAGTCACCCCTGCATTGAGGTCTTCCACCTCAAGCAGCACACCTTGGGTCGTCAATCCCTCGGTGCCCAACCTCATATTCATCTCCCTATTGTCCGAACCTTCGCCGGCGTACACCTCCTGTGCATACTCTGCGAATTTTCTGGACACAGATGGCAGTAGTCCGGCGTATTCAGCGGCTCTGGCCACTGCGTTGGACTTAGCGACCGCAGCGAGTTCCGCTGCTGTTCCGTCGCGTACGGCCATACGTGCGGCGGTCGACGTGCTGACGCCGCTGTTGTTGATGCAGCGTCTGACGTCGGGGCAAATAACGCCCGTAGGGTTGCCTTCATCGCAATCGATTATCCATCCGACGAAATTCGCTTGATCCGCCGCATAGACAATCTTCATATGAAAGCCTGCCCTGTCCCACCAATTCAGGAACGCTTTGTTGAGCGCGTCCCCCTCGACCATAGCAGGAAACAAGCAGCACAATGAGTCGTCGCCTTCGAATG